CGATTACTGGTAGTCGTTGATGCGGGCCTCGGTCTGGGCATCGTTGAGCCACCCAAACAGGTACCAGCCGGTCTGGTTGGTATTTGGCATCACGCCGTGGACGTGGATCTCTCCGGCTGCGGTGATGTGGTATTGGCGATCACCGAAAGTCTTGCGGAGGATTTTGCGGATGGTGTTGATGGACATTTTGGACTCCAGCCCCTGATTCCCCGAGGCGCGGTTGGTTGGCGTTGTTGCCTTCCATGATTTCTATTATATACGCAAAAAACTTAGTGTCAAGTGTTTTTTGCGTATAGATACGGTCGCCGTGTCGCCAGCGTCGACTTTTGCCGGGGGTGCGGTTTGCCCTCGCGGGGACTTTGCGACAGCGACAGTTGCGACACTTGCGACAGTTCGCCCCCTTTCCCTCTCTTGTGTCGCAAAAGTCGCAGGTGTCGCAGTCGCAATCTTGTCGACCTGCTTCTCCCGAAGTCTGGATAGCAGGCTCATGGCACCACCCCAATTAGCGCCGGATTCACCTTGATGGTTTTCCGCCGCCCCTCACCAGGGAATCCGAAGAAAGCGATTGCCTAGACTCTTTCATCCGCTCTGCCAGCGCTCCACCCACATCGATCTCGACCTTGTCGGCGAACAGCTTAAGGTGCTTGCCCAGCAGCTCATAGCCGCGCAATGCGCTGCCCGATTCAAACCGCCACTCACCGGTCGGATTGCCTTCCTCATCCAGCACCGGCACGGCCTGCTTGCAGCGCTCGATCACCTCAGTGATGCCTTGCAGGACGTACTCGGCCGTGATGCCGGTCTTCCGCGCTCTGGCATCCATCGCGGCTTGTACATATTTGGCAACGCCAACATTTGCTAACAGCCGAGACGCCTGCTCGTTCGCTGTCTTGGCGCTGTAGCCGGCCCTGATGGCTGCCTGAGTCGCGTTCAGGTCGATTAGGTACTCTTGCACGAACATGTACTGTTTCGGCGTCAGCGCCCGTTTTGGTGCCTCTGTGAGCGCTGTCGATTTAGTAATGTCTTCAAACTCCACGGTCGTCACCTGCAAATCTTGGTTGTTAGTCATCATGTTACGCTTTCCGCATCAAGTTGGTGTATCGAAACGGTAGCCATTCCGCCGGCCTTATCAACGCTGCCCCATTCGAGTGTCAGCTTTCGGATCTGCTTGTCGTCCTGCCACACGCCGGCCTTGGTTAGCGAATCAGCAATCACCTTCCATGCGTTGTCCAGATCTCGCCGGCGCCGATCAGGTGGACACAGCAGGCAACGCACCTCGATGTCGTGGTCGATGTTCACGACCTTGCCTTCATTGACCACGATATAGGCCACGTTGCGGTAATACTCTTTTGCCATGTAGGTCAGGTAATGCCTGCCCTTGGCATGTTTCCACATGTGATTTCCAGATGGTGGGTAGGGTAGGTTTAACTCCATTCAAAATCCTTTCATTCGCCTGTTCACTGTAGCGTTCACACCTTATAAAGGTGTGTGAACGCGTGAACGGTGTGCGTTCAATGCTGTTCATTACTACCTTGAACGCTCGCACCCAGTGTTTATGCGGGTTTTGAGCGTTTGTTCAAACCGTTCAGCAGTACCTTGAACGATGTCAAACTACTAACGTTCACGCTCCAAATGAACGTTTTTCTTGCCATATTTACTACGCTTTCCATACTGGTTTATCGTGGCCAAGTATGTTGTGACCAATGCGTGAGAGCGCCTGTTTTGCCTCGTCAGTAATTACCTTTTCGCCAACATAGCCATAGCGTTTCAATGTCTTCATGATCTTGTTAGCTGTGCCGCTTGAGCACTCAAGCGCCTCACCCAGCGCATGCTGAGACAGCCAACCGCGGTCGAGAATCTCTAGCACCTGCTTGGCCGTGATCGCCTTGCCGTTTGGCAGCTCTGCCACCTTGCTATTGATCAAGTCGTCAGCCACCTCAAGCACTGCCGACGTGACCGGTTCGCCGTCCTCATCAAACAAGCCTGGCAGCTCGACGCCTTTTAAGCGCAGGATCAAATCGCCTGGCAACTCGGCATCTTTCATCTTGGTGGTGCGGATCTTGACGTTGCCGCTGTCGTCCTTGCTGATCTCGTATTCAGCATCAACTGCAGCCTTTAGCGCGGAGCTGCCGCGGGCGCGTTCCATGTTGTGTCCGCTGTGATGCACGATGATCACGGTGCATTTGAAGCGCTGTCGCAACCACTTATCCACATGCGAGATGAACGTCGACATGTCTTCGGTGCTGTTCTCGTCGCCGGCCCCGAAGTTTCTGGCCAGCGTATCGATCACGATTGCGCCGGGGATCTCACCGGTTGCCATGACGCTGTCCGCAATCTGCTCAGACACGGCCCGGACAGACTCTTCATCCAGCACGGCCATCGCCCCGGCTGACTTGAACAGCCGGCCCGGTTCGATCTTGACCACGCGGTCGGTTTCCCATGCCTTGAAGCGCCGCGCCAATCCGTTGTGGCCCTCGCCTGCGATATAGAACACCGGCCCCTTCTTGACGTCATTGGAAAACCACGGCGTGCCGGTTGCAATCGAGCAGGCAATGTCCACCGCAAAGAACGACTTGCCGCCGCCGGGTGCGCCGTAGATCAGCGCCAAAGAATCGGTTTCAAAGAACCGCTTGACCAACCAGTCAATCGGCTTGATGTCCGCAATCAACTCGGACACATCAAAAAACTGGAATCCAGTCGAAATATCGCTACTTTTCTCAACAGCAAACGCATCGATGGCGGCTGCTTCGATGTCTGCCGGCGTTGCACCGGCCGCTATCCAGTCGGCCAGATCTTTGCCGGCCGCCGGGTTCACAACCTTGACGCTTTTAGCTTTGCCGCCCAGCGTCGAAATAACCCACTCTGCGTGACGTATTCCGGGTGCATCCTGATCTGGAACGACGACGACGTCAGCGCCTTTCAGAGTTTCCCCAAACTCCGGCAGCCACTTGTTGCCGGTGCCGTTGTCTGCACCCATCGCATTGCATGTAGCTACAAGTCCTATCGAGCGCGCTGCTTCGACGTCTTTCTCGCCCTCGCAGACGTAGATCGTTTTGCTTTCTGCGACCGCGGCAAGAACTTCGGGCAGCCTGTACAGCACCCGGCGCACGCCCTTGATTGACCAGACCCACTTACCGTCGACCCACGCACGCTGCCGGAAGTCTTTCGGTTCATAGCGCAGCGCCTGATACAGTAGCTCGCCGTGTTTGTCGGTGTAGCTGTACTCCGCAGTGATCTGCCCCTTGGCTAAACCAAGGTTGATCTGCACTGGCGGTGGTAGCGGTTGCTCTGGTGTAGTTTTTGCGGATGGCCACAGACTGCGGGCCTTTAGTTCTGACACCACCAGCGACTGCTCGCAGCCAGCATGACAGTGAACTAACAATTTGCCGTCTTGCTTTTCAGTGATAGAGAGGGAAGCTCGCTTGTCGTCATGCGCTGGACATTTGCACGACCATTCGTTCCCAGACTTGGTTGCCCCGCCTAAATGCTTGGCAATAGATTCTGCTGTGTGCTGCATGTTTCCGCCTTTCGTAGCCGCCAGGTTAGTTAAAGATGCCGGCACCCTAGTGGCGGAAACAGGAACCTCTGATAGCTAATCAAAGGATGGGTGCCGGCGCGTGAATTATCGCACGATGTTCCGCTAACCTCATCAGTTCAAACGAAGTCCTGCCAGTACATCGGCAGTCAGTATCAATCCTTTTTCGCTGGCGATCGTGATCAGTGCGCGCCAATGCTTTTGTGGAATGCGACCGCCAGTACCGCCCTCTTTGGTGGCTGTGCACCAGCGAGAGACGGTAGACGAATTGAGCTCGAGCGCACGGCCAACCGACCTGCGGCCACCGAGCATGCGAACAATCTTGTGAGCAGGATCTAAGGTGTTCTTTTCGACAGACATGAGTGCAACCTTTCTAACTAACAATGGTGCGAATTTAACCACACTTGACGCAATGTTGTGGGAAGCGCAACATCAAACCATTAATGCAAAAATAGCAATCATGGCGCCGTCAACAGCTGGGCAACCCGCGTCCTGTGGATCTTGCCTACTTAACTCATTGACAATACATGAAAATTTTTTATCTATTGCCGTGTGATATGTGTTGCATTTTCCGCACCACAGGAGTACATTCTCGATCACTGGCACTGCGCCAGCAACTGAACAGGAGAACTGAACATGACAACCTTTCGCTACACCGCTGAACTGATCGACAAAGAAGATCGCCAATCCTATTGGGCCGTCGTCGAGTGGAACCAAAACCCCGGCCCATTCCGCACCGGCAACCTGATCGAGCGCTGCCACAACCAGCGCGACGCCGAGGCCACCGCCAACGCCTACAACCTGATCCACGCATTTGCCAACTAAGGAACTGACCATGACTATCGCACTCGCCACTGAAACCACTGTCACCATCGACCAGCTGGTCACCGACTTCATTGCTGCCAAGGCCGACGAGGCCTCCGCGGCCAAGCGCCGCATCGCCATCGAAGAGCAAATGATCGCGCTGCTCGGCAAACGCGACGAAGGCAGCGACACGCACGAGCTGGCCAACGGCTTCAAGGTCACCATCACCGGCAAGCAAACCTACAGCGCCGACATGGAAGAGCTGCAAAAGATCTGCGCCAAACTGCCCCAGGAATTTCGCCCCATCAAAACCAAGGTCGAGCTTGATCAGACCGGTGCCAAGTACCTGCGCGCCAACGAGCCCGCCATCTGGGCCAAGCTGGCCAAGGCCATCACCGTCAAGCCTGCCAAGACATCGGTCGAGGTGAAAGCATGATATTCGACGTCGACGACCTGGTCGTATTGGTATCGATCCTATCCATCCTTGTAGTCCTGTGGTTCAACTAACTTGAAAGCTAACCATGTCATTCAACTTAAACTCAATCAAACGCTCAACTGGAATCAAAGCGCCGCGCGTGATGATCTACGGCCCACACGGACTGGGCAAAACCACCTTCGGTGCTGGCGCCCCTGCTCCGATTTTCATCTTGACCGAAGACGGCCTGGGCCGGCTCGAGGTCGATCACTTCCCGCTGGCCACGTCTTATGACGACGTCGTTGGTGCGATCTCCACACTGTATTCAGATGATCACGCCTTCGGCACCGTCGTCATCGACTCGCTCGACTGGCTCGACAACCTGGTCTGGGCCGACATCAACAGCAAGTACGACGCCAAGAAGGATCTGGCCTACGGCAAAGGCGCCGTCATCGCCGCGGACTACTGGCACGGGATCCTCGAGGGCCTAGCCGCCCTGCGTAACGAGAAAGGCATGGCCATCGTGCTGATCGCTCACACCGAGATCAAACGCTTCGACTCGCCAGAGACAGAACCGTATGACCGCTACCGGCCCAAGCTGCAGGAGCGCAGCAGCGCACTGATTCAGGAGTGGTGCGACGCCGTTCTGTTCTGCAACTACCGCGTCGTCACCCAAGAGACTGAGGTCGGATTCAACAAGGAAGTGCGTCGCGGCATCACCACGGGTGAGCGCCTGATGTACACCACCGAGAAACCCGCCTATCTGGCCAAGAACCGCTACGGCCTGCCCGATTCCCTCCCGCTGTCGTGGGAGTCATTTGCAACTGCAATCGCCAACTAAACAGGAGAACTGACATGGCATCTATTCACTTTGACGCATCAACTGTCGACCCGGCTGACACCTTCGACGTCCTGCCAAAAGGCAAGTATCTGGCAATGGCAGTCGCCAGCCAGATCAAGCCGACAAAGTCTGGCACGGGCGACTACCTCGAAATCACCTTCGAGGTGATCGACGGGCAGGCCAAGGGCCGCAAGATTTGGGAGCGGCTGAACATCCGCAACAGCAACAAGAAAGCGGAAGAGATCAGCCAGCGCCAGCTGTCGTCCCTGTGCCGCGCCATCGGCGTAATGAATCTGGTCGACACCGATCAGTTGCACAACATTCCGGTGGTGCTGGAAATCGGTATCGAAGAACGCGACGGCTATGACCCACAGAACCGCGTCAAGAGCTACAGCGCCGCTGGCGGTGCGCCTGCACCTGTCGCATCCAGCCCAGCGCTGCGAGCTGCAGCACCGGCCGCTCCGGCAGCTCCTGCAGCCTCTAGCGGTACGCCTGTGTGGAAGAAAAAAACTGCTGCTGCCTAACTGTTACGGGGGAAAGCGGATGCTGTGTGCGCGGCCCTGCGTGAAGCAGACGTAACGCGGCACAGACGCAGCGAGTACCCCACCTACTTACTACTGACCATGCCAAAACTACCTGAACCTGTGAACACGTACACCATCGCCGATGCGATCGTTAAGTGGTGGGACAAGCAGGCCGACGAGCCGCGAGCGCACCTGGGCGCGTCTGAGATCGGCAAGCCTTGCGATCGATCGCTGTGGTTTAGCTTCCGCTGGGCGACTAAGAAGCAATTTTCTGGGCAGATGAAGCGTTTGCTTAATACCGGCGTGCGTGAAGAGGCCCGCTTCCTCGAAGAGCTGCGCGGCATTGGCGCTGAAGTGTATGACCGTGACCCAGTGACAAACCTGCAGCACCGATTCACAGCAGTCGACGGCCACTTCGGCGGCAGCTGCGACGGCGTCGCACGCGGCCTGCCCGAGGGCCCCAAGAGCTGGGCCGTGGTGGAGTTCAAAACCCACAGCGCCAAGAGCTTTGCCGAGCTGGTGAAAGCCGACGTCGAGCAGGCCAAGCCAGAACACTACGCACAGATGCAGGTCTACATGGGCCTGGCCGAGCTCGACCGTGCGCTGTACCTGGCAGTCAACAAAGACGACGACACGCTGTACAGCGAGTGGATCCACTTCAACAAGGACGAGTTTGCCAGGCTGATGGCGCGCGCTGAGAAGATCATTCGCGCCGACGAGCCGCCGCCTGGCATCAGCACAGATCCGGCCTGGTATCAGTGCAAGTCTTGTGATCACCGTGACGTATGCCATGGCGAGATCGCAGCCGCCAAAAGCTGCCGCACCTGCGTGCACGCGAGCCCGGCACCCGATGCGCTGTGGCAGTGCGAAGCGCAGAAGCGCAGCCTGTCCGTGGCCGAACAACGCATCGGCTGCCGCGCTCACCTGCTGCTGCCGCCGCTGGTCACGTATGCAGAGGCGCTCGATGCGGGCCCTGACTACATCAAGTACCAGCACAAGGATGACGGCACCATCTTCGCCAACTGCACCGAGGACGCAGACAAGAGCGAAGAGAACATGGGCACCGACATCGTCGCCTGCCTGACCAGCGCCGAGCTTGAGCACGCACCGCGCTCGCTGGTCACCGACAAATTCACCATGGAGATCCGCAAGGAATTCAACGCGCGCTTTGTGGGTGGCAAGACTGCGGGGGACGTATGACAACGGACAGAGAACTGATGGCCGAAATGGTCCGGGCATGGGACAGCGGGCAGGTCGAACCAGTGCAGACAGCACTGCGCGCAATGCGCGATCGTCTTGCGCAGCCGGAGCCAGAACCCGTGGCGTGGCAATGCAGTGAATGCGGCGGCACTCATTCGCTTTGCCCGCATGAACGCAAGGACGTTCCGCTTTACACCGCCCAACCACAGCGCCAATGGCAAAGTCTGACGGATGCAGAACTGTGGCGCATTGGCTTTGCACTTGGGGAAAAAATACCAGACTTGATGATTGACCTAGATTTTGCCCGCGCCATTGAAGCCAAGCTCCGGGAGAAGAACAGTGACTGACCGCCCCATCACTACTGATGAGCTCTGGTTCCGCGACCCTGAGATTGATCCGCCACCACGCGCAGCCAGCCTGCTGCTGCTAAATCCTGGCGGCGTGCTGATCGTGGGTAACTGGACGGATGACTGCCTGGGCTGGTGCCCGAAGCCCAAGATCCCGGCCAGCATCAAGGCCAGGATGAGCGCAGCACGCAAGCTCGGCGACACCCAGACAACGGATTGGAAATGAATTACCTGTCAGTATGTAGCGGCATCGAAGCCGCAAGCGTGGCGTGGCATCCATTCAATTGGCATGCTGTTGCTTATTCAGAGATTGAGCCGTTCCCTTCTGCGGTGCTTGCTCATCATTATCCTAACGTCCCGAATGTCGGTGACATGACCAAGTACAAGGAGTGGAATCTTGACCGAACAGTTGACCTTATTGTGGGAGGAACACCCTGCCAGTCCTTCTCAGTCGCCGGACTACGAAAGGGACTGGAAGATCCTCGCGGCAACCTGGCCCTCGTCTATTGCGGACTTCTTGACCACTTTCGACCGCGATGGTTCGTCTGGGAAAACGTCCCCGGTGTTCTGTCAAGCAGCGCAGGACGGGACTTTGGCTCCTTCCTCGGGGCGCTGGTTGAATTCGGGTATGGCTTCGCCTATCGAGTGCTGGACGCTCAATGGTTCGGAGTGGCCCAGCGCCGCCGTCGTGTGTTCGTTGTCGGATACCTTGGAGACTGGCGACCTGCCGCAGCGGTTCTTTTTGAGCAGCAAAGCCTGCGCCGGGATACTGCGCCGAGCAGAGAAGCGGGGCAAGAAGTTGCCCCCACAATTGCAGGATGCGCTAATGGCGGCGGCGCGAATGGGCTTGGTTGCGAGTTCGGGCCAAGCGGAGGACGATTCGTTGATGTGAACCCCACACTGGATGCCCGGGCCAAGGACGGCCCAATCCGCAACCAGCTTGCAGGTGCGGTAGCACAGCCCTACGCCGTCGCCAACTGGCTCACGCAGCGCATGCACAAAGGCATCAACAGCACCTTGGATGAGGGGCAGACGCCGGTGATTGCGTTCAATGCGCGTCAGAACCCTGACGCATGGCAACAGCATACCGGCCCGCTGGATACCAACAGCAGTACGCAGGCTGTATGCGTCACTGGCCAAATCACCCACACGTTGAAGGCCGAAGGCTTTGACGCCAGCGAGGATGGCACGGGGCGCGGGACGCCGTTGGTGCCGGTTGTTGGAGCGTTGTCATGTAACACAGGCCCAAATGGTCACGATGCCGGGAACTTCGCATGTAATCAAGCTGTAGATGCTGGGCATCTGGTGCCGGTCATGTCCAACCAGCAATCCAGCATGAAGGGGCGCGGCACCATCGGGTATGACGAGAGTGGTGTGGCTAAACCTGGCAAGTGGTCAAAGGGAAGCGTAGAGCAGGCGGGGTTGGCGTTTCAGTCAAGCCAGTCAGGCGTTCGCATTGGTGATACCCACGCCACTCTTGACTCCAACAACGGCTCACGCAGGCACAACGGGG